TGCGAGTGAAGTAGTCTCCATTGATCCTGCTACAATTCCTGTTAAGGATGCACCGAGTGCGCCTAGACCAAACATTTCCACTGCTGCTCTTGTATCCACATCTTTCCTGGATCATGCTGTAGGTTGGTTGGTGATTGTGCCTATTGTAGCAATTTGCATGGCACTACCAATTATTCCTATTGCTGCTGCAGTTGGTTATGCTGTCTGGTTTACCGTAAAACTCGCCAAGACTGGACCTTGGAATTAGAATACTAAATAATCTGTCAAGTCATTATTGTAAAATGAGCGAACAACCAGAAAAGCAATTACTGCAACAAAATCCCCCAGTGGAGTCTGCTGGTTCTACATTTGTTGGTAAGGGTGAAGATGGTCCACAAAGAATGGATCGTCTGAATAAACAGGTCAAGATTATGTCTGCGACTCTTGGTAACCTTGATGGTAGACTTTGTGCCCTTGAGAAACTATTGGTACAGGCGATTGGTTATCAACAAACTATCACCAATGTTGTACGCACAACAGCAGAAGTAGAGGCAGAAGTAAGAGCATTGCGTCAAGAATTGGAATCTCTCCGTGCTGAATCTCGTTTTGATATGGGTGCGGGTGCTCCTCTTGATCCAGCAGTTGCACCACTTGGATAACTGTCCACAACCCATTGACTCCTGACTCAATCCACTCTATATTATTATTGTTCACCCAACACAACACATGAACAAAGACTTTGAATACGAGTACAGCGATTTCGATGAACTCTATGATTCAATGATGGAATCTGGTCCCGAAGATTGGTTGCCTGAAGCAGGCATTCAGGAGAGTTTCGATGCTGAAACTATGAAACTTCTGAACCAGTTCTGATACTGTGACAGTTCAATAACCTGCACACGGGGGTCGCCAAGACCCCCGTTTTTTTGTATTATTATCTTATCGACCGCAACGCATCAATGCAACTCCGTCCTCATCAGGAAAAGATTCTTGATCGTATGTTTGCTTATCATAAAGGACAGATCATTGTTCCTACTGGCGGTGGTAAAACATTGACGATGATTGTTGATACTCAGACCACTTACGATCTTATCAAGAAAGGGACCACCACAGTTGTTGTAGCACCTCGTATCCTTCTTGCTGAACAACTCTGTCAAGAGTTTCTAGAAGTTATTGACACCAAATATACTCATGTGATGCACGTTCACAGTGGTGAAACTCATCACTTCTCTTCTACTAACCCCGAGAAGATTCACCTGTTTGCTAACACTGCCCGTACCGCAGGTGAGAACGTTATTATCTTCACTACCTATCATTCTCTGCACCGTGTAATGGATGCAGATATTGAGGTCAACACGATCTACTTTGATGAGGCACACAACAGTATCACTCGCAACTTCTTTCCTCCTACTGAGTTCTTCTCCAATGAGGCAGATCGTTGTTATTTCTTTACTGCAACTCCCAAACATTCTTTGACTGTGAAGAAACCAGGGATGAATGACGTTGATGTTTATGGTCAGGTAATTTGTCAGGTTCCTGCACCCGAACTGGTGGAGGGTGGTTATATTCTGCCCCCTAAAGTTAATGTCCGTCAACTTCCACTTTCCAAGGACAAGAACAACTGGCAACGTGATGCGGACTACCTGCATCAGACGATCATGGATGACAACAAAAACCAAGTTCTTGTGTGTGCCCGCACTACCAAACAGATCATCAATGTGATCCAAAATACTAACTTTGTCACTAAGATTGCTGCAGAGGGTTATTCTTGGATGGTGATTACTTCCAAGACTGGCGCTATCATTGACGGTCACAAAGTCAATCGCGAAAAGTTCTTTGAAACTCTGAATGCCTGGGGTAAAGATTCCTCCAAGAAGTTTATTGTTCTTCACCACTCTATTCTATCAGAGGGTATCAATGTTAATGGTCTTCAATCTGTTATTTTCCTTCGCAATATGGATTATGTTGGTATCTCTCAAACTGTGGGTCGGGTGATTCGTCTCGGTGATGAATCTAAGACTTACGGTCTAGTCACCATCCCAACTTATGACAACGTTGGTATCAGCACTGCCCGCAAAGTGCAGGCAGTTGTAGACACCATCTTCAATCAAGGTCAACCCGCTATCTCCGAGATTCGCAAATGAACTACACCAAACAACAACTAATTGATGCACTTCAACGGGAGTATGAGTGGTTATGCCATGATGATTTCGATCCTGATGAAGATCTAACAATGGAAGAACATCTAGATATGCTGCAGCAACTATCCTATGATGAGTTGGTAGAAGAGACATCGACCGATGACATTTTCACGTTAGATGAGTTTATGAGGACGTATGGGTAGAGAGCAAAAGTATTACAACTGTAACTCAAGTTTATTAGATCCAGTTTGTGTGAGAGATTATGTCTCTCCTGATGGAATGTGGGCGGTGATTCCTGTCATTGGTGACAAGGAGTGGGTTATCATCCACGAGGGAAAAGTGCTAAGTGATGTATCACGCACCTTCCAAAGTGCCATGAGTAAAGTAGAACAATACAAAAAAGGGAAATCTCCCCGCAAGAAACGATCTACTACCCCCGCCGCACAGAAATCACAGAAAAAAGCGAAAACGCCTAGTAAGGCAAAGGGATCTCAGACCAAGAAACCCAGTGCCACCAAGGGAACCACGAAACCCAAGAAAAAATCTAGTGGACAGTCCAACAAAGTGGCACAGTCCACTGGGAATCCGTTGCTGGATGCATTACAATAACAAGGTAATCAAGAGAGGAACATGACCACTAAAACTAAGAAACTCTTTGTCACTCCGCTCTCCCGCAAGGCAAAGAATCGCTTTGCAAATGAGATGGATCTCTTCCATACTTGTTTTGTTGAGTGTGAGAAGATGCATGAGGGAATGAATCACGTTTTCCTCAAGTCTCTTAATGGTGGTTACTTCTTCTGGGTGCCAGAAAAAGGTAACTCTGATTGGAAAGTTGAGAAGTGAGTATTGACTTCAAGACTGTTTTAATCAAGGAGGAGACACTCGATCTCCTCCGCACGTTGATACAGGCAGAGGTCAAACTTGCTGTTCTTCAACATACTCGAATCAAACCAGATGCCGACGCAATACAAGATCAGTTGGCAATCTGCGACGTAATTTACCACTCACTTAAGGAAACTCTCTAATGGATGAACTCGAACTGTCTCGTTCACGTTGCCTGGATGTCATCGACACGGTGATCTCCAAACGATTGAATGATCTATTGGACAATGATAAGTATGCGGATGCTAGAGCAATCGCACAAGAAATGTTCCTAATTGGTGATGATGATCTCGATGAATGTTGGGATGATGAGATCATGTTTATAGAGGATATTACTGGAATGACAGACGAAGAACTCGCTGACCTCCAGTTTGATGTGACAGTTGAATAACCTGCACACATCACGCGCCATGAGGCGCCTCTACCCTGTATATTAAAAGAGTCAAAGGAATCACACCTAATGAGCACTAACGCACGAATCGGCATCAAACTTGCAGACGATTCTATTGTTTCTGTTTATCATCACTGGGATGGTTATCCTGAGTGGTTGGGTCGTATGTTGGAACGGCATTACAATACTAAAGAGTCAGTCACCGATCTAATTGATGGTGGCGATATGTCTTCTTGTTACACTAACTCTGGGTTCAATAATGAACCTCTTGGTGGTGATCGTCCTCTTTATTATACTATGCGTGGGGATGAACTTACTCCTCCTCAAGTTGCAGAATCTCTCACAGAATACCTCGAACAGTCTACTGATTGTGGTGGAGAATACGCCTACGTTTTTGACAATGGCGAGTGGTTCTGTTACAATACCCAAACCTGGGGGGATTCTTACGGTCAAATTGTAGAAATCCCTGAACCATTTCCTACCGATCATGACTGAGATTCCGAAGGAACTTAGGTCGTTCCTGAGTACGCCACAGAAACATATTAAGTTCCTTCAGGATCTTAAAAAAGACCTCAAAAAACACCCACATAAAATTAAGAGGAGGAAAAAGAAATGATAGAACAACTGCCATTCTTTTCCATCTCTTTCTATAAAATCTCTATCCCTAATTGGCAAGAGAGAAAGCAAAGGATTAAGGACATTGTTGGTCTTAATCCTGAAGAAAATAGAATAGATATTTGTTACTCAGATTATTTCAAGTATAATAATAGACCACCGTACTTGGTGACCTTCGTTGCTGAACTCAGGGAGGAACTATCGTATTTCCTGGATAATGCAGGAATCAAAGTAGAACCTCCCGAAGAGTGGCAAATGTGGTCACAAATGTATGTCGGTGCTGATTCTCATCCCCTACATAATCATGGGTTTGGGAATCTTTCCGCAATTCTTTATCTAGATTTTGATAAGGAACACCACCAGAGTACAAGGTTTTATTCACCACTACCTAACCCGTTCTTTGGCACCATTGAACGTTATCAACCTGAGGTGAATGAGGGGGATATTATTCTATTCCCGTCTACAATTCTCCATGAATGCCCACCATCGTACTCTGACATTCCTAGGTCCATTGTTGCATTTAACATCCCTATCGCTGACCAGAATGTATAAACTTAACTGTACTATTACCGATGAACAAAGATCTCTTCTAGCAGATGCTTTGTATTACTACAGCGAAATGTTGGGGAGTGATGCTGATGGATCCGAAAAACTTAATGCTCTAGAAGAACTCGAAGAACACCTAGATGCACA